GTCCTGCATTATGGGTTACAGGTGAAGGACCTCCAGATTTTAAGCCGTCACAATGGGCGCATTCTGCTGAAGGTCATGAAAGTTATTTAGATCCATCAATTACATTTAACAATTTATATGAGAAATAAATGGCAACTTCAAACAGTACAAATTTTGAACCAAACGTAACAGAGTTTATTGAAGAAGCTTACGAGCGCTGTGGTCTTGAATTAAGAACAGGGTACGATCTAAAAACTGCAATAAGAAGTGTTAATTTAATGCTTGCAGAATGGGCCAATAGAGGCCTAAATCAATGGACAATAGAGCAAGATACTCAAACGGTTACTCAAGGAACAGCTGAATACACTTTAAATTCTAATGTAATAGATATTTTAGACGTTGTAGTTAGGAGAACGGTTAATAATGTTCAAACTGACATTTCTATCAGTAGAGTTGGTAGATCTGCATACTTAAATATACCAAACAAAGAAACTCAAGCTAGACCGTCTCAATACTTTTTAGACAAAACAATCTCTCCTGTTTTAAAAGTATGGCCAACCCCAGAAAATTCTACCGATATTTTGGTATTTAATAAAATTATTAGAATGGATGATGCAGATACTGCAATTAATACTATGGATATGCCTTTTAGATTTTATCCTTGTTTTGTTGCAGGCTTATCTTATTATTTATCTTTAAAAAAAGCCCCACAATTAACTCCTCAGTTAAAAGCTTTATATGAAGAAGAATTTAGAAGAGCTGCCGATCAAGATGAAGATAGAGCCTCTTTTAAAATACGACCAAGTATTAGGATGAATTAAAATGGCATATGCGCTTGGTAAATTTGCTATAGCACTATGCGATAGATGTTCTTTTGAATTTAAGCTTAGTGAATTAAAAGAAGAGTGGACAGGTTTTAAAGTTTGCTCTGAGTGTTATGAGCCAAAACATCCTCAATTAGAGCCAGAGCCTCATGTTTCAGATCCTGAAGCTTTATATAAACCAAGACCAAATAATGATACAGAAGCTGGCGAAGGTTTTGTAGTAGTTACCAGTTCTAGTATTTTTCAAGATGATTTTATGAATCCTTCAATCCTGCCTACAAACTTTACAGTTGATAAACTGACATCATCATTAGGAAGCGTTACAATTACACTATCATGACATTATCTGAACTAAAAACATTAATACAAAATTATGTGCAAAATAGTGAAACTACTTTTGTTGCTACTCTTGATGATTTTATTCAAATAGCAGAAGACAGAATATTTGAATTAGTTCAATTTGATTATTTTAGAAGAAATGTACAAGGATCTATGACGGCTGGTTCTAGATTTTTAACAGCTCCAAATGATTTTTTATTATCTTTTTCATTATCTGTAATTGACAGTAATGGTGATTATCATTATTTAGATAAAAAACATCCTAGTTTTATGCAGGAGTACACACCAGATCCTACAGATTCTTCAGAAAGAAGTAGACCTTTATATTATGGAGATTTTGATAAAGATTTAAATACTGGTTTAAAAGAATCTACTTTAATTATTGCTCCAGTTCCAGATCAAAACTATACAACTGAACTTCATTATTTGTACAAACCAACTTCTTTAGTGACAGATACAACAGGAACTTGGATTTCAGTAAATGCAAAAAATGCTTTATTATACGGTTCATTAGTAGAGGCTTACACTTTTATGAAAGGTGATGCTGATATGATGAATCTTTATGAAAAAAGATTTAATCTAGAAATTTTAAGATTAAAGAATCAAGCAGAGGCTAGAGGAAGAAGAGACGAATATCGTTACGATTCTTTACGAACTTCTGTTTCGTAAAAAAAGGAGAGAAAATGAAAAAAATTAAAAGCCTTAAAGGTAAAACTGTAGCTATTGTGGGTATGGGAAAAAGTTGGTTTGATTACAACCTAGCAAAATCTCATGGAACTCACTTTGATGAAGTATGGGCTATCAACGCAGTAGCATCTGTAATTTATCATGATAGAGTATTTATGATGGATCCAGCATCTAGATTCTTAGATACTGATGATGCAGGCGGTCAAACCGATAGTATGTCTAAATTACTAACAGAACATGAAGGCCCTATTTATACTTGTGAACTAGATGAGCGTTGTCCAGGTCTTAAAAGTTATCCCATTAAAGAAATTGTAGAACAAACAAGTTGTTTTTATTTAAATAATACGGTTGCCTATGCAATAGCTTTTGCTTATTGGAATGAAGTAGCTAATTTGAAATTATTTGGTATAGATTTTTCTTACAAAGGTAATCTGCATTTTGCAGAAGCAGGCAGAGCCTGTTGCGAATTTTGGTTATCAAAATGTATATCTAAAGGTATTCAAGTAGAAGTTGCTCATAGTAGCGCTTTATTAGATACAGACGTACCAGCAGAGCAAAAACTATACGGCTATCATAGGCTTGCAGATCCTTTGGTGGTGTTACAAAACGAAGATTCTGTACAAGTAAAAAAATTAAGTGATTTAGATATAAAAAAAGTTCATCAAGAACCTGTAATGATTGACAAGCATGATACCCACCTTAAAAAAAATAAAGTAGGAGAACCTAACAAATGGTAATGAGTTATAAAGCTGGACCCGAACTAGGGATTATTGAAGTACATACAACAGAAGAGGGAGGCCATCCAATTGAGTTTTGGTCTAGCCTTTGTATAGAAAGAATTGTTCAAGTAAGTGAAGAAGCGCCAGAAGAAGTTCAAAACCAAGTAAAAGAGTACAAAGACAATATTCAAAAAGTTATTGAACAATATATGCAAAATGCTATAAAATCTGATAGGATTACAATAAATAATCAATTAGATAGAGCGGGTTTAAAAGAAGCCTCTGATTTAATTAGGAAACTATAATTATGGCAATTGCATCAACACTTACAACAAGTTTTAAAGTAGAGCTTTTAAAAGGTAATCATGACTTTGATAACGGAGCTGATACTTTCAAATTAGCTTTGTATACTTCTTCAGCAACTTTAGGAGCTACCACTACTTCCTTCACCACTACAGGTCAAGCATCTGGTACTAACTATACTTCAGGTGGAGCTAACTTAACCAATGTAACTCCAACAAGTTCTGGAACAACAGCTTTTACAGACTTTGCTGATTTAACTTTTGGTACTGCTACTATTACTGCTAGAGGTTGTATGATTTATAACAGCTCTGATAGTAACAAATCAGTAGCAACAATTGACTTTGGTGGCGATAAAACATCTACCGCTGGAGATTTTACTATTGTATTCCCAGCAGCAGCAGCTTCTACAGCGATTATAAGAATCGCCTAGCCTTAAATGGCTTTTATTAACGGTTGGGGTAGAGGCACTTGGGGTCAACTCGGGTGGGGCGAAGGCTCTATACCAATCACTCTTACTGGATTAGCCGCTACATCAGCTTTAGGTGCGCCTGGAGTTAATGGTAAAGCAGTCGCATCAGTAGCTGGTTTAAATGCAACATTAGGCGCAGTTTCAGTCACAATCAACGCAGATGCTAATGCTACTCCATCAGGATTAGCAAGCACTTCAGCATTAGGAACAATAGCCAGCGTAACTGGTAAAGCAAATATAACTCCAGCCAGTCAGGTTGGAACTTCTGCTTTAGGTACAGTTACCCCAGAAGCTCAAGCTGTTGTTTCTATATCTAATTCATTAGTTTCTACTTTAGGAAATGTTTCAGTATTGGTTGATGCAGAGGCAACCATCATCATTAGTACAGGTTTGGCAGGAACAAGTGCAGTTGGTACACTTACAACAGTTACAGAAAATGTTTTTAATGTTCAATTAAATGAAATGGTTTCAAACGATCCATTTGTTAACCCAACAGTTAATGCAGCAGCAACAACCACACTTACAGGATTGTCAGCTACAGGAGAATTAGGGCATGTTTTCAAATGGGAGGATATTGATGAGTCTCAAACTCCAAATTGGACAGATGTGGCCGCATAATTTAATATACAATAAGCCATTAAAGATGGCATAATAAATGCTCAGAGGTAAAAGATGGCAGCTTATACAAACGATTTAAGACTAAAAGAAATTGCAACAGGTGACGAAAGCGGAACTTGGGGCGATTCTACTAACACTAATTTAGAATTAATTGGTGATGCTTTTGGTTATGGAACAGAAGCTATAACAACTAACGCAGACACTCATACAACAACAATAGCAGACGGTTCAGCAGATGCTGGACGAGCTATGTTCTTAAAATATACTGGAACTTTAGACTCAACTTGCACTATTACGATTGGACCTAATACGGTTTCAAAAGTATGGATTATAGAAAATGCTACCAGCGGATCTCAAAGTATTATTATTAAACAAGGTTCAGGAGCTACAGTTACCATTCCAACTGGAATGACATCTGTAGTTTATTCTGACGGAGCAGGTTCAGGCGGAGCTATGATTGACGCTTTAACAGATTTAAATGTTGCATCTTCACTTAGTATAGGTGGTTCAGGTGTAGCGACAACAGGTAAAGCTATAGCAATGGCTTTGGTTTTCGGATAAAATTAGGACAATATTATGGCAAATCCAAATTTAGTAAATGTAACTTCGATATACGCTAACAGTATAAATGGAGCTTTAACAACTACAGTAACAACTGATTTATTAACTTGTGCAAGTAACAAGCTAATAAAAATTAATAGCATTATTGTTGCAAATATAGACGGTACAAATGCAGCAACCGTAACAATGGGTGTTATTAAAAGTGGTGGTTCAGTAGTTTTATTTGCTTCAACTATTTCTGTTCCAGCAGATGCTACCTTAGTATTGATAGATAAAAATTCAGGTATCTATCTTGAAGAAGGAGACATCTTAGAAGGTGGTGCAAGTGCTAACTCAGACTTAACTTACACCATTAATTACGAAGAACTAGATGACGCATAAGGAGTACGAATATGGCTCATTTTGCAGAACTTAATAACAGCAACGAAGTATTACGAGTAGTAGTAATATCTAATGAAGATGTAAATGCTAATGGTGGAGACTACTCTACTGAAGCTGAAACATTTGTTTCTACAATCGTTCCACATTCAAGTGGTGGCAACCAATGGAAACAAACTTCTTACAATGGAAATGCTCGTAAACAATACGCAGGTATAGGTGATACTTTTAATGCTAGTAAAAACAAATTTATATCACCAAAACCTTTTCCATCTTGGTCACTAGATTCTAATGACGATTGGCAAGCACCAGTACCTTATCCAAAGATTACAGAAATAAGTTCTAATCTTGTTTTAATATTTTGGGATGAAGATAATCAAAAATGGACAGGTAAAGTGGATTCAACTAATTATGACTGGGATGCTACTAATCTGCAATGGAATGAGGTCTAACTATGGCTAGTTCTAATGGCGGAATAGTTGGTGTCGATAATCCACCAGTTGAACAACCAGTAGTTATAACAACTTTTAACTCTAGTGGCACTTTAACAACTGCTTCCTATACAACTGCTATTGAATACTTAATTGTTGCTGGTGGTGGTGGCGGTGGTTCTCGTTTCGGTGGTGGCGGTGGAGCAGGTGGCTATAAAACTAATGTTGGTGGAACTCCACTTACAGTTACCGCATCAACAGGTTATACAGTAACAATAGGAGCAGGTGGTGCAGGTGGTGTTGCTAGTGGTAGTTCAGGGACAGGTGGAGCAGGTTATGGTGGTGCAGGCAGTAATTCTGTGTTAGCAGACATTACCTCTACAGGTGGCGGATCAGGTGGTGCTGGAGACTCAGAATCAATGAGTGGAGTTACAGGTGGATCAGGTGGTGGAGGTGCAGGTAGATTTGCGACTACAGGTGGATTAGCCTCTCCATCAGGACAAGGAAACAATGGCGGTAATGGTAGTGGTACTCCTTTAGGTGGGGATGTTTTTAGAGGTGCTGGAGGTGGTGGTGCAGGAGCAGCAGGTAGCAACTCAACAGGTACAGACAATACTGCAAATGGAGCAGGTGGTGTAGGTTTAGAAAACTCAATTACTGGTTCTCCTGTTTTTTATGCAGGTGGCGGAGGTGGAGCAGGTGGAGCTATTGCTCAAAGTACAAACTCAGCAGGTGGTAATGGTGGTGGCGGAGATGGTTCATGCACAGGTGCAACTACAGGTTCAGATGGAACAGCAAACACAGGTGGTGGTGGAGGTGGAGGTGCATACATAGCTCCTAACAACCAAGTTGGAAAATCGGGCGGTTCAGGAATTGTTGTTGTTAAAGAACCAGCAGGACCTTATTTAGCATCAGGTGTATGGGATATGAACGCTCTTTACGATAATGTAAAGGCAGGAACATGGACAAGTTAAAATGCCTAGATTAGTCGGAGCAGCACAAGCCGTTACAACAAATGCTGCACAAGTAACAACATTTAATTCAAGCGGAACATTTGCACCAGTAACACCTACCTTTGATGCTCTAGTAATAGCAGGAGGAGGCGGTGGTGGTGTTGAAAATGTTTCTGTAGGTGTCGGAGGTGGAGGCGGTGCAGGTGGTTTTAGAGAAGTTACAGGCATCTCATCCCCAGGTTCGCCAACACCAATTACAGTTGGAGCAGGTGGGGCTGGAGCAGGACCTAGTGGCGCTCCTGGCACAAATGGAGCTGACTCCGTAGTTGGTAGTGTTACTTCCACAGGCGGAGGAGGTGGCGGCGGAGCACCAGGATCAAGAACTGGTGGAACTGGTGGATCAGGTGGCGGAACTGCTTTAGCTAATCAATGGCTACCCGAATACAACGATTCATCTACGCCCACAAATGGTAATACACCCCCTACATCACCAGCACAAGGAAATCCTGGTGGTAATAGAATGAATGGTGGATCAAATGTTTCAGGCGGTGGAGGTGGAGCA